ACCCTCAGACCAGATAGGCATACATCTCATTATTCCTGATAAAGTTCTTATGACATCAAATGCTTCTATACTTGTTTGAATATTTATATTGCAAGCAAATCTAGCTTCCTGTCCACCAAATCCATCATCAACAAGAGTATTAGAGAATTTACTAGCAGTTACAAATGAAAATAAATCTAAATTACTATCAATAATATGATTACCCAACCCATATCTAGTGTTAGTTAAAAGATCCAGTAATATTAGGGCAGGACACGTTGTCCATTGAGCAGCACCCATTACTCCATTAAAAATATATCCAGTTGGATAAACTATTCTGCCAGTTTGTAAATCTACAGTTGGAGTACCCGATCCACTAGCTCCTGCACCTGGAATTCTTACTTTTACTCCTCTAATTTTAAATTTTCTACCAGGAATCCTACTAAAAAATTCTGAATCTAAACGCAATCTTGTGAAAGCACTGTCAGGATATGTACTTGTATCATCTTCTAATTCTGAATAGGATTGCCAAACTAAATCTCTAAAATTTCTATCCGTACTATTAGCTGTTGTTTTTATTAAGCGAACATCCACAGGATGAGCACCAGTGAGTGCAATTCTATATTCTCTGTTATAAGCATCTGCTGTTCTACCCCTGATAGTGTCAGAATGAACTGTGTTAAAACCACCGCCATTGTACTGAAGTTGAATATCAAAACTAACTTGATTTCCTACTATATCTCCATCATCTTCAATAACCTGTAATACAGGAACAGTAACAGTTACTTTTACAGCATCTAAATCACTATTGTTAGTAAGTTGTCTTGTTATTGGTGTACCATTCTCAACATTTACTCCTACAGTAAAGAGAGAGGCACTTCCCGAAACCTTTGACATCTTAGTTTGAGGATTCGTACCAAAACGGATGTCAAGGTCTACATTCTGATGGTTAAAATCAACATTTTGAGGATTAGTTGAATCAGCCGTAGACGATAAAATAGGAGTATCGTCTAATAAAATATCTTTTTTTGCAGCGTTTAAGTAAGCAGTAGTGCCTTTAGTTCGGCCTTCCTTTGACGGGCTAGAAAAACCTTCTATTTCACCTTCAGAAATAAGATCAAGTAAGGTCGCAAATTGTTTACTATGTAAATTATCTTCAGCAATAGTTGGTGGATCACCACCTCCACCTTTACCGCCACCGCCAGATCCAGCAATAAACTTGTTATCTTCAATCATACTTGTACCGCTTCTGTATCTACATCACCACTTATAACAACTGAACCTGTAAATATTTCTCCATAGACAATAGGCACTGGAGTGCCAGCCCTTGCTGTATTTTGTGTTCCAGCAAAATTAAATGATATTTGCGGATTATCTTCAAAACCAATATCTTGGGTTGGATATAGCATATTCCCTACACCTTGTAATACTAAACCAGCACCAATAGCACTCAGACCTGTTCCTATAGCAGTTCCTATAGCACCACCAGCTACACCAGTAGCACCCACAAAAGGTATAGCCGATTGAGAACCAGCAGCTAAAGCTCCACTAAAACTTTGAGTACCGAATAATCCTGCACCTGGAAAAAAGAATGATGCACCAATTAATAATCCTCCTATCAAAATAGTATTAAAAGTATCTCCACCAGCACCACTTATAACAGGGATTATATGAATATCTTGCTGTCCTATCGGAAAATTTAATTCATCTTTATTAATTTCATAATTACCAATTTTTACTTGATAATATTTAGGGTTCATATAAGATTCAACTTCTGGAAAATTATTTCTTAAAAAACTAATAGCTTGAGGTAAATTATGCACTTTAATTTCAAATTCTTTGTGACCAATAAATTTAGCCAACTCTCCATATAGTTTTAATTTACGCAACATAACGCAACCTCTTGCCTGTACATTTTAGTAACCAAGGTGAGTATGGTTCTTTACAACTAAGTCTACTAGAAAAATGATGCAAGACATCTCCATCTATAAAAATAGCTACATGATTTAAACCAGCATCGAGTATAGACATGAATAATAAATCACCATTCTCAAGTTTTTCATTTGGTTCTAACTCTCTGAACCCAGTAGCTTCAGCACATCTTTCAAACATAGGATCTTTAATAAATGCTTCTGGGGTTGTGGGTCGTTTCCAATCTCTAAGTTCAATATCTTTTTCTTCCTTATACCAATCTCTTACCAATGACCAGCAATCTGTAACACCCCAAACCCATTCTCTTCCTATTAAAGGAGCTTTATATCCTTTAGGTTCACAATAACTCCATTGTTCTGTTTTTGGATTGACAATATGCCAAGGCAGATTTGATTTTTCACAACTAACTAAGTCTGCCTGACTTGGAGTTGGAGGTGTTATTGGGTGACTATGAACAATAGCTGTTATCTCTCCTGTATTATCTGCCCTTACATAATCTTCTGGATCAATAATAAAGCACTGATGATTGGTCATAGATAAATTACGACAAGGATAATAATTTTCTTTACCCTTTACATTTAACAATAAACCACAACATTCTTTAGGATCTTCAACTTTTGCATGACTGAGAGCAGCTTCCTTCCAATCATTCATGGCATAAACGTACCGATAGAAGGAAATAATTCTTTTGTGCAAACTCTTAATGGGATTCTTATATTTGCTAAATCAAATGAAGCAGCTAATTCAAATTGAACCACTGCTCTATTTTCTGCTGATTTCCTATCTATTTTATAAATTTCTTGAGGATATTCTGCTGTGGGATCTGGTGTTCCATAAGGATTTGATTGGCTTGTAGTTGTTGAAGATGTTGTTTGCTGGATCGTATTTGGGTTATTCATTGTGATTGTATTACCCATATTATTTCCATGAGTTAAACAATAATATCTCAAATCGCTTGGAGCACCTGGGTAGGCTGGAGTATAAGTTACTGTCGCATCTGTTCCTAATGTTCCAGCATTAGTCGTTGATTGTATTCCTCCAGCATCAGATTTTATTCTTAATGGGTGATTTACGTTTGAACTATGAGCTTGATTGAAAATATATGTTGAGCCACGTTTCATTGTGATAACTGGTTTTTGAACTCCATTTATTGCAAATACATTATCACCATTTCCATCTGTAACTACTGTTACTGTGTATGTTACAGTTTCAGCATCAGAAGGATCAGCTACAGTTTGAGTTGAAGTAGTTGTTGTAGCTACAGGATCAAAATTTACAGCATCTAAAAATCTTGCTAAAGTAGTTCTTCTTTTTATTGTCGCACCAGTTAAATCATTCCCAGGAGTTACCTGATTTACGTTTAATAAAATAGCTGTAATTACATTGGTAACATTACTGATAGTCAGAATAGGTCTAGGTAACTGACCATTTGCATATTTAAACCCATCAGCTTCCATTGGTATTGCAATATAAGTATTCCCATCCCAAATAATATTTCCATTATTAACTTCATTCGTACCAGCATGAAATCTATATGTAGTAGCCGATCCATGTAAAGCTGCATCTGTTGTTAGTTCAAACAACTCTATAAGTGAACCAGGATTTATTGCTTGGGTTTCAGATACAGGATTTGCCATTAGGGTTCAAATACTTGTGTAAATGTTGCATTAATTCTATTTCGATCAAAACTAAATACTTCTTTAGTAAAAGAAGGACATACCCATTTAAAAGTAGTAGATGAATCTGGAGGAGACCAATCAAAAGATGCTCCATCAACTTTTCTTGCTTCTAAAAATGTTTCAATCTCAATTGCATCTTCATTATCGACATTAAATGTTAAAGTCCATTGTTTTGCTTTTTGATTTATGCCAAAAGTAAATCTTTGCTGATATCCATCACCAAACTGAACTGTTCTTGTATTTGTAATATCAGCCTTATTTGCAGAAAAAACAGGATTATAACTAGGAAAAGTAGCCATTATCTTAATAAACCTCCAGGTCTTCTTTGTTTTAATAATTCTGATTGTATCGCTGCTGAGATAGCCCTGCCAAGTTCTTTACTTTGTTGTTCATCACCTTGAACAGACGATCCAGAGGCATCTACATTTACGCTGATGTTTGTACTACCTCCTCCACCTAATTTGTCATTAGGAATTATTGTACCTGATCTTTTTGGTACGAATAACTCTGGGCCTTTCTCTCCTACGATTGAAGGTCTACCAGTTGGAGGTCTACCTCCACTTGCAAAATTTAACATTGGTAAACTACCAAAAATACCAGGAGCAATACCTCCTAAAATTGTATTTACACCAAGTTTTACCAACGTGTTAGCTAAGTCATTTAAAATTGATTTTGCAGCATCGCCTAAAGTTTTTGTCTGCATTATTGCAGCAGTTAAGTTATCGCTAACACCAGAAGCAATAGATTGACCAATCTTTTCAAAGTTAGTACCTATATCACTAGTAGCTTTATCAAGTTCTTTGGCAGCAGTAACTC